GTTGCCGCAACTCTATTCAGAGTTTCACGGTACTGAGCAAATAATTCATAAGTTGATATACCACCAACGTGGTTGTTCATAAAGAAATACGAATTTGCGTATGCTAATTCAAATGGATCCATATCAACACCAGCAGATATACCATGACCGAAAGAACGATGATGTACTTTCTTTACTTCTGTTATCTCTGCAGGTAGTGTATATTCGTCTTGGTCTTTTTTAAGTTGAATTGTATAAAAGTCTTCTTCTACTGCATTCTCTGAACGTTGTCTAATCTTATCTAAAGCAATATCAATTGCAAGGTCATAGTGTTCTGGGTCCAATTCAATGTCGACCATTCCGTCGCCAAGCAATAGTCTGATTTGTTTAATTACATCGTTTTTTATTTTATTGCGTTGTTTTGCCATTTTTGACCCTCAAGTATGTTATAGTGAAACACTTATAACAGTATTTATCAAAAAACTTTGATAATCAGGCTATGGGCATTAAATCTACCATTCATTTTAACTTCAACACTATTGATAGCATCAAATTCTTTGTTTAATGAGCGTTTTGCTACCTTCTTAAACGTTGCTAATTGTTCTATTGGCTTTCTAAGTGTCTTACATACACTTTTTTCTTCATCAAATCCTTGAATAGTAGTGCCTTTGACACTCAATCCTGAGCCCTCTCTCTTTAGTCCCATCGGGTCAACATTTGATGCGTGATATACTCCTAGTTTTCTTGTCTTAGAATTATATACTATGGCAATATTTGCCCCTACCAAGTCTGCTGGATTGACACTAATTGATTTTGTTTCTGAATGGTGGTCAAGATACTTGAAGTTCTTCACTTGTTTTTCAGCACTTATTATCTTCTTCTTGCGAGGCTTTCTTGTCACTTTACCTTTTAATACGATGTTATCACAAGCATCCATAATAGTCTTGTACATCTTAAACTGATTCTTTATGGCATCTTTAGATAGATGAGAATATCCCTCTTTAAGTTGTTCGTGCAAATCTTTCTCAGTTTCATTCATTTTTTTAGTACTAGGAGGATTTACAAGTTCTGAGAAATCATCAAACTGAGGCTTGTATATAGATGCAATTATCTTAGCGTGATTTGGTTTAGCACCAACAATCAATAGCATTCTCTGTGGGTCAAATTTTGTCAACATTGACGCTGAACCATCAAACTGTTCAATAAAGTCCTCAATTTCATCTGACATTTCTAAAGATTTATTGAACAGAAGTTGCTGTATAGATGGCTTATACTTAGTAGAAACAATTTCTTGTTCTTCTTTTTTCTCCGCCTTAATTTTACTTCCTGCTTCTATGATAATCTCTAATTCTTTTCTAACTGATACAGAAGCATCAGACATATGTGTCGCTGTAATTCCAGGAAGTGTTTTGAAGTATTCTGTAAGACCGTCGTGGTTTTCAGGCATACCCTTAGTCAATGCTCTAACATATCCAGCAAGAGTACTCTTAGTTCTCCAGTCTTCGGCTGCCTTATATGACTTAATATCTTCTTTAGTGTAATCATTGGCTTTCATCCAATCAACAACCCAAGGAATATAATCTTTAGATTTGTAGTAGTAACTATACCAATATGGTGTTCTAGCACGTTCTCTATAATATTGTTCAGCATTCCACTTTTCTGAGCCTTTCCAATCAGGCTCTAAACCGATAAAGGATTCGTCAGAATATCCAGATGATTTTGTTTTTTTCTTTTTTCTTATCATTGTCTTCATTGTCACTGTTCTCTCATCCTTTATATATCATCAATAAGAGTTATTATAAGTGAGATTGGTCATTTTGTCAAGTTTTCCGTCATTTTTTTATTTTTCGGGCTGTTTTAGTGTTCTGGTCGAGTTCTCTAATTCTTCTTAAGATGTTGATATCAAGTGCATTTATCAGTAACGCACTTCTAAAATCTTCACTCTTATTTGGCATCGTACTGTGTAAAGTTCTTGCATTATACATCAATGCATCGCCAGGATTTGAAACAAATTGAAATCCATCTCTGACTAACATCTCATCATAGTCACTCTGATTCTCTTCAATATCTTTATAATAATACATTTCATGGTGTGAACCTGGAAGAACACACGTTGCTCCATTCTCAAGTGTGAAATTATCTAATGGTATTATACATTGTACACCAAACGTTTCATCATTTGATATACGAGCATATTCTTCAAATCTATAAGGCGTATCAATATGTGCCCTAATCTTTGAACTTGCTGGTCGAGTCGTAATACAATCTACTACGTGAATGTCCCATTCTTTTCCTTGAAAGAAAGTATCAAAGTATCTACTTAAGTTATCTACAATGGGCTGCCACATCTCTCTTGGTGGGACTCTAGTCCACCAGACGTTATATTCTCTACCTTTACGATGTTTCCCGTAGTATTCCCCATTTACAGCGTTTCCACGATGTATATTGTCTGGGTTCATTGCCCACATTTTAAACTGTCTAACTGTAAAAGGAGAAATTAACTCTTTTACTGATAAGTAACCTTGTTCATTCATTATTATATACCTTCCTAAAGGGTTATTTATAAATTTTAAAATTATATCACTCTATTATATGATAAATACAACAAGAAGTCAACTTATGGAGAAAAATACTTATGGCAAGATTAAGCCTCTGGAATCCTAAAAAGGGTAACGATTACAAATTTATCGACAAAACAGTCAAAGCACATTTTGACCATGGCGGCACATCCCTATTGGTCCATAAGTATATCGGTTCACAAGATAAGGGTTCAGCAGATTATGACCCTGCCTCTCCGGCAATACAAGACTTGTTATTCTTAGAGAACCGTGATAGAAAATATGAAAAAGATGTATTCGACTTAAGAGGAGTATACACTGTATCTGACCAAGACTTTGAATTATCACAATTCGGAATGTTTTTAGGAAATGACCAACAAGTATTCACTCTTCATTTAAATGAAATGGTTAATCTACTAGGTCGCAAACTAATGACTGGTGACGTAATCGAACTTCCTCATATGCGTGAAGACATGATGCTAGAAGGCAATGATGGTACTGAACCTGATGCGGTAAATCAATATTGGGTTGTACAAGAAGCAACAAAGAGTGCTGAAGGATTTGATGCTGGTTGGTGGCCACATATTTGGCGTGTTCGTTGTAAACAATTACAAGATACACAAGAATACTCAGATATTCTTGGTACTGGTGAAGAAGCAGATGACTTGAAGAATATCTTATCAACATACAATAAAGAACTTCAAATTACTGATGCTGTCGTACAAGAAGCACAAGATAATGTTCCTGGAAAATACTGGGATTATAGAACGAACAATCTACAGTATGCTACACAAAGTAATCATCCAGACGATGTAGACTATGCCACTGTTGCATATGGAAAAACATTTCCTGATAGTCCAGCGGCAGATTCTTACTTCTTAAGAACAGACTACACACCATCAAGGTTATTTCAATATAGAGATAACAAGTGGTTCAGAATTAACGATGACGATGGAGCATGGGAAGTTGGACATGCATTGCATAATCAATTTATTAACAATAGTGGAACAGTAGTTTTAGACGATGGAACCACTATTACTTCAAAGGTCAATCTGTCAAAAGCAGTAAGACCAAAGGTAGACTAATATGGCACAAAATCATTTCTATGACAATCAGATTAGAAGATACATTTTACAGTTTGTAAGAATGTTCAGTGGCTTCACAGTTAAAACTGGAAGAAAAATGAACGATGGCACAACTGATTATTATATTCGAGTTCCTTCAAGGTATGGAGATGTATCTCGTATGGCGGCAACTATTCTTAAAGGCAACTCTGAAAATGTAGTATCCTCTGCCCCATTTATTGCATGTTGGGTACAAAGTTTACAACCAGATAGACAAAGACTACAAGAGCCATTTTTCAATGATGCTGTAAGTGTTAATGAAAGAGCATTTGATTCTACTACAAATGCTTATACTAGCGAACCTGGACAGAAATATAGTGTAAAACGATTAATGCCAGTTCCATACTTACTTAATATGCAAGTTGATATTTGGACTTCAAACACTGACCAAAAACTTCAACTACTTGAACAAATATTAGTACTATTTAATCCAGCATTAGAAATTCAACATAACGATAATCCAATAGATTGGACAACAATCACTACAGTAGAAATGACTGACTTACAGTGGACAAGCAGAGGAATACCTGCAGGCATTGAAGACCAAATTGATATTGCAACAATGATATTCCAAATCCCTGTTTGGATTAATCCACCAGCACAAGTAACAAGACAAAATACAATTAGAAATATTATCAATAACATTTATACATATTCAGATTTAGATAGCATTGATTATGACCCAGATGCCTTTGAGTTTTTTGCAGATTTAAATGCACAATCGAGTGTAATCGTTACACCAGATAACTATGCATTAAAAATATACCAAGATGGTTCAGACGTATTTGCTAAACCATATGCAAATGGAAATTATGATGCTAGTATTTCATGGGACACCGTTCTTAAGAATTACGGAACACTAGATTCTGGTGTATCAAGGCTTAGATTAAAATATCATGGTGAAATAGAAGACCTTAATGCTGATGTTATCGGAACATTATCGTCTACTGGCACAGTAGATACACTTGCATTTACAATTGACACTGACACTCTACCAACAAACACTGTGACTGCCGTAGACAGAATTATTAATGCCTCTACAGCAAAGCCAGGATTTAATAATATTCCTAATGTCGCAATGGGTCAACGATATTTAACATTGAATAAGGCTGATAGTAGTAGTGTATGGGGCATTGATGTTTCTGCTAATGACATCATAGAATATAATGGCACAGAATGGGTAAAAAGTTTCGATGCTAGTTCTAATTCTACACGAGAGTATGTACAAAATACATTCACAACACAACAATTCAAGTTTGAAAAGGGTGAATGGACTGATACATATCAAGGAATATATGAAGGTGGTTATTGGAGGCTAGAATTAGTAACGACTCCGTAATGAAAGTATCAAAGATTAGAGCGACTGGTGGTTGCATCATCGCTAAAGACACTCATAGACTACTTCTTCAACAAAGAACAATAGAAGGTTCGTTTCCTAGAAACTGGGCATTCTTTGGTGGTAAAGTTGAAGAAAATGAAAATATAGCACAAGCCCTATTACGTGAACTATCCGAAGAAATCGATTTAAATATTGAAGATGATGTTGTTAAAATATATCCCCTAGACCAATATCATACACGAAATTCAGAGTTCAGTTACTACTCTTTTGTAGTACTAGTAGAAAATGAATTTATACCAACATTGAATTATGAATCTGGTGGATATACATGGGTAGAAGCAGATTATATACCCAAACCACTACATCCTGGAACAAGACGTACATTGTTTCGAAAAAAGAAATTAAAAATTATAAAAGATATTATATCGTCACTTTGATATCCACTATTTACTCCTAAATAATACTGTAAGAGAAGTTTTGAGGAGACCCAGTGAATCATATTATTAATTTAGAAAGACAAAGATTCATCCGTGACTGTAAAAAAGTTCTTAAAGGTGACAGAGTTTCAGATAGCCTAAGAAGAACAATCATTCATTCGAGTCCAGGACATGTAGAATATCTAAAGAGAGATTTAGATGTTACCGAAGCACGTCTTGTTGACATTGTGATTGCGAAAGTCAAAGAAGAATCAAAGAAAGCATTATCCGCAAGTAGCCAGCGTATTAATATACTGGCTATAAGTGTACTCGAAAACTTATCTACTGAAGGTTCAGAATTTGCTATCGAAGAAATAATGAAAAGATACAGAGAAAGTATTAATCCAGTCAAAGCATTATATTATGATTTACAAGAGATTATGTTTCTTTATGATGGCAAGCCAAAGAATAAGCATCACATATTCTTAATTAACAAATTTAAAGATGCTGAATCTTTTGAAAAGATAAATGTAGCAGTTGACCGTGATTTGGCAGATTTGAATGAATGTAAACAAAGAGTCAATAAATTGAAAACTGAACATAACTATCCAAACACCACTGAGCATCTAAAAAGAATAGTAGATTTATATAATGAAATGATTCAGTGGAAAACACTGTTTGAGAAGTTTCCTGAATGGATAGAAGAGAATTCATTACCTACTGAGCCGAAAGGGAACAACTTCTGCTCAACTATCAAAAAAATATTCAAATAATTAAAAAAAGTTGTTGACAAAGCGAATCACTTGTGCTATATTAGTATTATAAGTAGCAAAAGTCTAATTAACTTTTGTTAATAGTGCAAGGAAGAGGCTCCTACCAAAAGAGTCGAACTTGACTAACCAGGGGTGGTACCCAGGCTTTACCCGGAAAACGGAGGGAGTCACATCGAAGTCACTTTCGGGGTTAGGTTGTACGGTTTAGAAATGGTATTTCGGTCCGTGCTTGTAGGTGTAACCAAGTCCTACCTATTTTACTTTATATAAAAAAAGGGAGCCTTTCGGTTCCCTTTTTCATTTTAAATCTTAATAAAATAATTAAAGTATATCTGACATTACAAATTCTACATTTGCGGGTTCTAATGTAACTCCGTCAATTGTTGTACCAAAGAATATTTCTTTTAAGATTGAGACATTATCGCCTCCTCTTTCAAAAACTTGTCCATGCTCTACAGCAAATTTAAAAGCATAACCATTGCCTGTTAGTGTTGGAGCAACACCACCAAGTGATACTTGAACCGGAGCATTCATAATGATAGGTTGTGCAACTAATGATATAATATTTACAATATCATCTAAGTTTTGCTGTGTTTGGTCTAATATATCACCAGTAGCATCAATATCCACTCCTGGAACTGCGTTTACTTTCTCAGTTACATACATTGTGTAAAAGTTAAGATTTCCTGAAACTGCTTCACTTGCCGATGCGGCTCCGTGTATTCTTGCCATAATAATATCTCCAAACTATTGTTAATAGTATTTATCTAAATTTGTCGTATAATTATACTGTGTCACTATTAGATACAAGACCTCTATCTAGTGTATACGAGGCTGTATCAGTATCAGTAATAGCACCATAGTCTACATCAAAGACTTCAGTATCAGTAATTAAACCATTGTCTCTGGAATCATTTGATGGAGTCATGCCGCCAAGTTTAACCCAAGATGCGCCATTATAACCTTCAAAAGAATCTATGTCAGAATTAAAACGCATCATGCCAACAACTGCTGTTCCTGGTCGTTGTGCTGTTGTTCCTACTGGCATAACGATAGCACCTGTGCTTGTAATGTTTACATTACCAGTTCCATGTGGTGCTATTGTAATATCGCCATTCGATGTTGATGTTATCTTATTGTCATTTACATCAAAATCACCACCTAATTTTGGTGTCTTGTCGTCTATTAATTCTAAAACATCATCTGTATCGGATTCAGCATTACCGCTCGAATCAAACTTACGTGATTTCATTTTACCTGTCGTAGCATCACGTTCAATTTTAATCTTTTTACCGTCAGTATCATATAATTCAATCGCCGCGGCTTTGATTGTTTTTCTAACATCACTTGAATCTTTAATATCGATATTGCCGTCACTATCTTTAGAAAGTTTTGTACCACCAATATCAACTGTGCTACCAGCAAGATAGATGTCATTAAATCGATTTGTACTTGAACCAATATCATATGTTTCAGTAGTATCTGGTAATATATTTCCTGAGAATGTATGTGTTGTACCTTGTCTTCTAAGCACTCTAGTCATATCATTTGCAGTATAGCCAGTATCTACAGATGATTGTTCACTATTCTGTGTGCTATTAACTGAAACATTACTTAATAAAGAACTAGTTCTTGGAATAACATCCATGTCAACTGTTACTGTTCCATATATCCTTGATAGTACTTTAAATGCAAAAACAAATCCAGCAGTAGTTGTTTCTTTTGTCCATAACTGTGGGTCAATATATCTTTGCCCATTATATTCTTCTGAATACTCTACAGTCCAACTTAAATCTGGTAATGGGTCACCACTTCTGAGTGCGGCATTGAAATTTACTATATGTGTTTCGCCAGCATTTTGTGCCGTAATTCGTCCAATAATTTGATAGTTTTCACTATTACCTGCTGGGATAATAGTAACAACTTTTTGATATTCATTTGGGTCAAAGTATGAGCCAGTAGATGCACCTGTGTACATCTGATTAAACTTCATCATATTCGAAGTATTAAATCTAACTTCTGTAAAATATGGACTACTTGTGCCTGTGCCAAACACTGGAGCATTTAAGTTAGGTGATGTTAACGTTTTATTTGTGAGTGTTTCTGTTCCTGTTAAAGAAACAAAACTATCATCTTGCATAGCAGTATTAAATTCTGCAAGTGTACCTGAGACTGTATTTGAGTCTAAATCTATAGTTTTATTTGTTAACGTATCTGTCGTTGCTCTTGCAACTAATGTGTCTGTCGCATTTGGTAATTGAAGAGTTCGGTCTGCGGTTGGGTCAACAACTGTTAAAGTTGTTTCATAATCATTTGAAGTTGCGCCTTCAAACTTTAAAGAATTTTGAACTTGTATCTCTGTTGAGTTTACGGTTGTAGTTGTACCTTGAACTGTTAAGTCACCGGTTACAGTTAAGTCTGAGGCAGTTGTTATACCTGACCAAGCATTTGATACACGAAATTTTACCGTGTTGTTTGATGTATCAAACCAAACATCATTTGCGTTTATTGTATAAGTACCACTCGGGTCGGAATCTCCTTGATAGAAGGTAGTTCCAGATTTACCAATCTTAAAATAAGGGACACTGGTCCCTTTTGCATTAATAGTTACAGCCATTATCGTTCCTCAACGTTCTGTTTATAAAGTCAGCCCTAATAAATTAAGTCTGTCGTTAAAGATTTTACTTCTGTAAGTATTTATCTAATATGCAAATATTACTATGTTTTGTACTTTTCTGTAGACGTAAAAAAGGGGAACACGAAGTCCCCCTTTCTATTATCACCATGATGGTAATAATTACCTTAGATTACTCACAAATTAGATTTGCTTGTATTCTACAGTAACAATCACAACACCAGTTGTAGGTGAAGCAGATGCGCCGCCATTCTGGATTGTACCAGTAATAGTTGCACCACCTGTTGTTGCATCTTCAAAACCTAAGTCAACAATATACAAACCGCCCTCAGAAAGGTCAGCCTCAGTTGTAGACATTAGAGTATTTGTACCGTCAGAAACGATTAACTCATCAGCACCAACAAACGGAGTAGTAACTTTAGCAGTAACACGTTTTACATAGTAAGACTTGCCTGAAATGTTAGCCATTGTGCCGATTGTGAATGATGAAGAACCATTAGCAGTAAATGATACACGTCTAGTACCAGAAGAACCTGAAGTTGACGCTTTGTCATCTACATATTCTTTAGTTGCTAGGGCTTCATCTGCCGCAGATGACATGTCATAGTTCGAAGGAGCAAGAATAATACCTGAACCTTTTGGAGCCAATGTCATGTTGACGTTTGTACCACCAGCCATTGCTAGTTCTACACCGCCAGTACCGTTAGTAACAGTTAAAGAGTCAGTTGCACTACCAGTCTCTACAAAAGTAGCGATTGTTGTGTCATCTGCACCTTTAATCTGTACGTTTCCGTCTGCTGAGCCACCATTACCACCTTTAATGACAACTGAACCTGAAGCGTTACCGCCTGTTCCGTTACCACCTTTGATGATTAAGTCACCAGCATCGGCGCCTGAAGCATCACCACCT